GTCCAAGGCAATATATAATATTACAAATTGTTTGGTTTATTTCTTTGGAAAGAACTTCGTCAAGCTCTGCACACCCGCCTTCTCGTTGTTCGTTTCACGAAGGTATTCATCAAACAACATTGCCTTGACCTCTTTGCAACGCAACTGCTCAATCTTCTCTTCAATCTTCTCTCGGAGTTCTTCACCCTCATACTTGGCATCCAGCTCCTTACGCAGTTGCTCCACCTCTTTGCGGTATTTCAACAACTTCGGACGTTTGTTTTGCATTTCCCAAATTTTCTCAATCACCAAGGCAAACAACTGCTGCACCGGTTTCATGATTTGATTGGTGATGTAGAAGGAATAATCAATTTTCAAGTTGTTTTCTAAAATAAACGCAGGGGTCTCGATTTTCTCTCCTTGTAGAACTTTTTTACCAGGCACCGAAATATACGCAAACGCAATACGGTCTCCCGAACTGGGTTTGTTGCCAGGGTCGCGCGCAGTGATGCGGTCGGCCAACACTTTGTGTGCGATGGCCTTGGGGTTTTTGTAACCAGAGCGCAGCGATTTGGTGATGACCAGCTTCTCCATGGGGTACCGTTCGTCGACGATGTTCTGCAGACAGCTGCGCAGAAACCCAATGGCTTCTTGAATGTTCTGCTTCTTCATCAAGATGTCGATGATGCCACCATAAATATCCTTGACAATCGGGGCGTTGTCTCTCCTCTTCAACACAATACCCATTTCCTTGCGTTTGCATTTGTTCGGGTCCGTTTCATAGAGCATACCCACATACCGCTTCTTGGAGAGCAAGCAGAAGGGCATGAAGGTCTTTTCGTATTCGAGGTCATGAGGACCTTTCAAAAAGCTGGACGCCAAATGGCCTGCCTCTTGTGCCAGTTCAATCGTGATTTCGAGTGCGTCCTTGCCGCGTATGGGTTGGCCCTCCGGTGTCTGCAAATTGAAGGTGAAGAAGACGGAATCCGTGTTGTGCACAATGAGGTTTCCTACCCCCGCGGCGAAGTGATGGTTTTCCGTGGTGAGGTCATATACATACCCCTCATATGGAATTTGACACATTGATACAATAGCACAGTCATCCAGATAGTCTGCATAAATGGGTGTCACCGTGTAGGTGGTTGTCGTGGTTTGGTTATCATCGGTTGTTGCCCAATCAAGACGATAAGGGAGGTTGCGTCGCTGCAAGTAACGGACAGCATAAGATGCTTTCAACTGGGTGTCACATTCGACTGCACAAGGGATGGTTATCTCCATAGGACGACAATCCTCAACAATTCCATGATGAAGCAACTGCGTTCCAAGGACACAATCCTTGGGTGTGAGCTCTTTCCCATTTAAATCGAGGAGAGAATGGTCGTCGGTGACGTCTACACATCCAGTATGGGTTAATACACGAACCATCTTCTTGTGGCTGGCAAGCTGATGGCGAATCACCCGGAACAATTTTGTCCAGCCTTTTTCCGTCCATGTTTGCACGTCGTTTTCCAGTTCACAGAACTCTTTGTCTTGTTTGCCAGGTTCTGAACAGGCAATCCACAATCCCTTGCCATACCTGTCTGCTACTGCATCGACCGTCAACACGACAATCTGGTCTTCAACTTTCAGGTAAATGGGCGTATAATTGGCCACACTGTCACCATATATGTACTCTGCCTTGGTGAGAACCGGGCCGTGGTTAGCGGTGTTGCAGAGGCTGTCTCCGTAACAATCTTCGATGACGCGTTTGGCATACGTGAGCAACTTGCGCCCGGTAGCCGTGGTACAAGCTGCAATGTCTTTCTCGTAGAAGGTACTGGTCTTGGCTCCGCACCCACCATACAACGAATTGGCCGTCACCTTGTAACCAAGCTGTCTTTGTTCTAGGACCTGCTTCATGAATTCGTCTGTTTGGTTCGGAATCATTTTGCGTGTATCCTTCCGTGCCTTCAAGAGCTTCTTCAGAATGGCGGGCATAATAGCCGATTCACCGTCTGGGAATTGCGCAAACCTACACACTTTGTGACCACACTTGATTTTCTCGGCAGCAGCCTTGGGGTGTTTGCGGAAATAGCGGTAGGTATCGTATTCCACGTCGACGTACTCGTACCAGGGCAAATTGTCGTACATGTACTCTCCCAAGTCATTTTTCTCTCCACATTCTTCAATGAGGTTCCCAGCTAAATCGTATTCGCGGGTCCATACCTTGCTGTCATGCGACAGATTTTCACTGATCATAGAACTAGGATAGAGAGAAGCGTAGTCAACGCAGGCCACCGGGTTGTCGAGGTACAAGTCGCATTTGGGAGGCAGCACAATGGCCCCCTCATAGCCTTCGTCCGCGTCTCCTTTTTCAATCACCGGAATCAATGTACGAATTTGGCGACATTCATTGGCAATGAGGCTCTGCAATTTGATGCCCTGACCTCGCATCACGAGGAAGTTGATGGGTACACTGCAAATCTTGGCCATCTCAATGAATCCTGTCAACACATCCGACTTGTTGAACAAGTAGTGGACCAGGTTGCAATCCTGAATACAGTACTTGGCAATGATTGCGCGGTCCTCTTGGGTGCCGTTGGTCAGGCGGAAAATGTCTTTGGGAGTGACGTCGTCCTTGGCCAAGCACCATCGGACCTTCTTGGCGAAATCTGGAGAGACCACGGCATTGAGCTCAAACGTGTGTGCCGCCTTGTCAATGCTTGTCACCAAGTATTTTGCTCCGTCGTCATAGTAGTCAACGGTGTGTCCTATTTCTTCCAGATGCACATAGCTTCCCACGAGGAGACCGGTGAGATTGGTGGTGGTCACGATGGAATGTTGGCCATCGGTGTGGTGGTCCAGTTTCTTCACGAAATCACCAATGAAATTGCCTGCTACATAATCCAACTTGTAGCTGTTGAGATTTTCTGTGCGACGGTAGAAGTTGTACAAATCAACCTGCAATCGGCCATTCATTTTGATAAACCGCAGGTCGTGCTGCCCACTGGCGATTTGGATGGTGCTCTCTTCAATTTTGAATTTGCCCGTGTCCTTGTCTCGCGCAGCACACACCTCACCCTTGTTACGTGACAGCTGCAAAAAATCTTCCACGCAATTGTTTTCTTCTGCACGTCGAAACATAAACTCATAATCAAAGCCAAAGATATTGTATCCAATCACGATGTCGGGATTCTCTCTCTGCACCAATCGCTGCCACGCCAACAGCACTTCTTGCTCAGTTGCATACGACTCCAGGGCGCTGTTTTCCAGTGGAATCTCGGCACAAGTATTGAGCACGATACAGTGATTGAACCGCGGGTCTTTGTTGCCATAATTCATGAACGTAGAGCCGACGAAGGTCACCTTGTCGCCTTCCAGCTTGGGAAAGATAGAGTTGAGAGAGACATTGAGTTCATTGAGCTTGCCTTCTCTCTCGTACTTCTTGTCCAACAAGATATCGACAATGGTGGCTTTCTTGTCGGAGTACTCTTTCACATACTTTTTGCCATAAGACACAGCAACTCCCGCCGCCCCCTCTGGTTCATTGTCAGAGTCGTCGTTGTCTTCATTGTCCTTGTCTTCATTGTCCTTGTCTTCGGTTTGAGAAGCGAATTCTTTGGCAATACGGTCAAAGGCAGATTCAATAGTGTTCGCCACATCGAATTCGTCGGATTTCTTCAAACTGCGCACGTGGGTGTCCAACCATTTGCGAATCAACTCGAAAACGGAATCTCGTGAAGCCGGGGCCTTCTTGGGGTACACGAGGTCAATGCCGTCCACTTCGCCATACCCGAATGCCGCCAACACGATTCTCTCCAACATGGCAGGTAAAGTTTGCTGAGTAAAATGGTCGATACCCACATTTTCAAAGTATTCCACGATATTGGTGGCTAATTTTTTATAGGTCTTGATGGGCACAGGGAAATCTCCATGACTGCTGCTTGCCTCAATATCAAAACTCATGATTTTATAGGGAACACGGGCTTCCTTGTCGTTCAATGCGGTAATGTTTTTGATGTTGGTCACAAACTCGTAGTCGCAATTGACCGTCTTGGCCTCGCCTGTTCTCTCGACGACCTTCTTCTTGGGAACGGATACCCACCCCGAAGGACTAATTTCCTTCACATGAAAGAAGCGGAGAAGGGGAGGAATGTTGGCTTCATACAACATGATATCCGTGTCAAGATAAGAGTATCCTGTCTTCACCAAGGTATGTCCCGACTGATAATCGGTGTACCATAAGTTTTTCGCTTTGTTGAACGCATTGAGGTTGGCGAACTCCAAATAGATGAATTTGTGCTCTTTCTTGTCGTCGAATCCATACAATTTCTTCCGCTTGATGATTTTGGAGTCCGTGATGGAGTCGACATAAAATTTGCCCATTTTTTCTTTCAAATGGGCCACGAATTTTTCCTTCATGGCAATGGTCCATTGGTCGTTGACGAGCACATAGAAGAAGGGTTTGAATCCCTCTACGACGACGGAATAAGTTCGTCCGGCTTCGTCCACGCCAAACATTTGGACCATGAACGAGTTGCTATCCTTATACTCACCGGTGTCCCTCATCGGGTCAGGTGCGTTGTAGACGTTGTAGTCAAAGACTCTGAATTCGTGTTCCATTTTCATTGAATAGGTATTACATGAATATATTGCTGTGTATTTATTTGGTTTCTTTGCAATCAATTTTTTTTTTGCACTTCCAGGTATAAAACAAAATTTCGATTAATGCCAAAATAATTTAAAGACGAGGGAAGAGAGAAGGCAGACATCATGGACGAAAAATGCTTTGAAAAAGAGAAAATCTTTTCCGCAATAGCTGTGTTCTTTGGCAAGATTCATGGCACAGTATACTTTGCTGAGGACGTCTACACAGGTCGTGTACGTATCGACATCAAGCTCCATGGTTTGCCACCCAACAGCGTACATGGGTTTCATGTACATGAGGCAGGCGATTTGACCGACAAATGTACTAGCATGTGTGCTCATTTTAACCCTTACGGTAAACAACATGGGTGTCCCCCGTCCAAGGATAGACACGTGGGTGACCTGGGTAACATTTACACCGACAAGAACGGCGACGCTACGTACACATACTATGACAACCTCATCAAATTGCGCGGGAGCAAATGCAATATCATTGGGCGCGGATTGGTGATTCATGAAGACGAAGACGATTGTGGGAAAGGAGGCAATGCGGAGAGTTTAAAGACTGGGAACGCAGGGAAGCGCATTGCGTGTGCGGTGATAGGCTATTCCAAAGACAATTTCTAATGCATTCATTCAATGCAGTCTAATTACATACATATTCTTAAAATTTCCTTATAGGAATATGTATTGTAGCTACCTTTATTTGCCATTTTGGCGACGCCCATATTTGCAGTACCGTGCCTTTAAAGATTAGCAATTGAAAACTGTATTTATTTTTCTAAAATCAAACACTTGCAAAGTGGTTTGAATCGTCTCACTAGAGTAGTTGTTATCTGGTGCTTGAGTTGCAGTAATCGTCGAACTGCCTTTTCCTACGATTGTAACAGTATTTCCAGAAATTGTTGCAACAGAAGTATCGGAACTAGTATAACTGAATGCGCCTGTGCTATTTGATGTAGGAGGAGTAATTGTGAAAGGAGCATCTCCATAGTTTGATTGTGGAATGGAAAAATTTGATAATGTTGGAGTAGGAAGGACAACTGTTACCACCAAGTCATAAGCATAAGAAAAGGTTGTATTTTGAACAAGTGTCCAAGACCTAGTTGCATCTAAAGAACCGCTGAAATTCGAAGGTGTAACTCTTACAAGAACACCGTAATATGTTCTTGACTCTAAAACGGATGTCGGGTCAATACCAAATACAACAGTTCCTGTAATTGGAAACACCGATGTTCCTGGCGATGCATACAGTTGACCATAGGTTGTTGGACTTGATATAAGTATATTGTAATTCGTTGGTGCATTACCGTATAAGTACAACGGTCCAAAACCACTTGAGCAGCCTTGGGCATTTGTCAAATTAGAAATCGTTCCTGAATTCACTAAACCAAAGCCACCATTACCCCCAGCTGCACTACCATTACCAGCACCAATACCACCACCAGAACCACCACCACCACCACCATACGAACTATTCGAACCATGACCACCACCAGCACCACCACCACCATTAGAAGTACCATTTTGACCGATACCACCTAATAAATTGTTTGCAAAGTTTGTGTTGGAACCACCGTTTCCACCACCTGTATTACCAAGTCTCCCAAAACCTCCCCCTCCTCCTGGGGCACCACCATCGCTTTGAGCATCACCGCCATAACCACCATGATTTGGGTATTGTGAAGCTCCACCTCCACCTCCACCAGCACCACCTTTACCTCCACGAGATGAAAAAAATGTGGCACCAGAACCGCCTCCTCCAGCTAGACACCCTGTATTCGATACAGTATTCACAACTGTTCCTCCAGTTACAACTAATCCATGAGCGCCAGCGTTTCCCCGCCTGTAGGTTGTATTCGTACCAGGAGAAGCACCTCCTCCTCCTAAAACAATGCCAGAATTTGTAAATGAATCAATGGATGAATTAATTAGAAAAACAGTTACACCATCGTTACCAGTGTAGTTGGTGGTATTATTGCTACTTGAAGTAACAACAATTGTTGAAGCGACAGCCGTCATTATATATTAAATATATATTTAATATATATTTAATATACATATATATATAAAATTAATACACTAAATAAAGAAATTCTGCAAGCCGGGTCCGGGTGTGATACCCAAAATTGGTTTGACCTAAATTATCCCAACAAATTAAACGAGTTTACAAAGGAAACACATCAAAAAAATGTTCCTAAATACTAAATAAAGGTCATACAATTGTCAGTTTATTATAAATATGAAAATTAGGTGAGTTTTGATTAATCTGGTAAAATCGACTGTGTCACGTGAGTATATCTTTATTAAAAAAGTTGTAAGCGGTCTTAAGCTTCTCTATATTTCAAAAAAAATGTGAATTTGTAGATTTTTATATGATGAAACCCGAAACTCAAAGATGTAACTCTATACGTGGAGACGAAATTAAAAATTCTACATTTTGTTGTATTTAACTCCATTTATATAAGAGAAAGTTCTGTGAGCAAATGGACCAGAAAATTTTATTCGGTCTTCCGACCGGACCAGCCTGTATGGAGTTGTTTGTAAATAGAACCTTTACAAAATGGAGTCAGAATAGAGATGTGAACACGACATGTGAAAGGTGAACAGCTGAATAGTTCACGGGAAAAATAAAATAAATATTTTGCTCACTTTTTACGCCCATATTTGCAGTACTGGCGCTGAGAAAAACCACGTGGGCGTCTGCAATTGATGCTGCGTTTATACTTACGTGACCATTTATGTTGTCTGCGTTTCGTTTTGCCACCCTTTTGTGTGCGTGGCTTGGGTTTGGGTTTGGATTTTGCATTCTTGGAAACAGATTTTGTTTTGCTTTCAATCCAATTCACGAAGGAATCAATGCTACGGTCCTTGGTGGGGATATCAGCATCCTCGTAGTTTTCAATGACGCCATCCTTCATGAAGCGAATCGTGGGGAAACTGTTTGGTTCTTCTACCCCCTTCAACTGGTTTGCAAGTACATGGTTCATGGAAACGACTGCCATGTTCTCGTGGTCGGAGAGAACGTTCTTCAATTTGGACCATTCTGGACGCGTGGCATTGCAGGGCCCACATCCATCCATGTAAAACAAAATAAACGTCACACCATCTTTTTTGGATAAATGTTGGTTCAATTCTTCAATCAAGTCCTCTTTTCCGCTGTCGATATCAAGGAATACCATTGTATAAAATGTGCAGAAAATAATATCCTAATAAATATATAATGACATTAACAGCTTTCTTAGCCTTACTCGTATTTTTAATCGGCCTGTACTTTTACGCGAGATGTGCTGACCCTAAATTTGCAGAAGGCTTTACTGGTCAGAAGCCCAGATGCCCGGATTTGCTCATACAAAAAGATGCTCGTTTCTATTTGTACAACTCTAAACTGGCGCAAGTACCAGGTGTGAATCCCATTGAATTCGATAATTTAGAAGATTACACCGAATTCTTAGATTGGCAACGAAGTCAAGGCATTCGATGCCCTGTCCTGTATTTGCAAGCAACCTACGACGCACAAGGCAACCGCGTTTACAAGGCCAGACCCAGTGTCACCGAACTGCAAGCAGGGTTGCCGCCTTCGACCTTGCCACCCATGGGCATCGCCAGTTCTGAACCACCTATTTTGGAGAGCTCTCTGGCATCGGACCAAGTGCTGTATCCTAACCCCACACTCCTTGTCGACGCAGCACACAATGACCCTCCCTACAATTGGAAAGGATACCCCGGGCATGACCAGACATCCTATTACGTCGGCACAACCACCCCCTTGGACATGATGGACGTGAAGCAAGAACAAGCCCCTGTGAGTCCGAATCCCATGGACCCCAATTGGGGTGGGTCGGCCTATACTCAAAGTTTGGTGGATAAGGGCTACTACAAGCAAAATGAGGTGGCTCTCTACATCCCATAAGAAAAAGAAAGCATTTCAAATTTATATTTATATCAAACAATCACAGACACAATCAATAATATTCATGGATAATATTATTGACTTCTTCGGGTAAAATAGAGAATTCCACTATGACTTTCCATATCTTCTTCATGTAATCAGATGGCACTGAGTAGTACCCATGACAATCTCTATAGTTGAAACTATAATAGTCGATTATCACACGGAACTTCGGGATAGAACATTCGTCGCTATATGAGCGCAATCTTCCGTAAATAATATTGTCGTCGCGAGTGAGAAATAAATATCGATGTTTGGGCTGCATCTGGTCCTGTGCGACGGAAGTGGTGTATACATTCACACGCATTATTTTCTCACTTGGTTTCGTTCTTGTTCTTGGTTTCGTTCTTGTTCTTGGTTTCGTTCTTGTTCTTGGTTTCGTTCTTGTTCTTGGTTTCGTTCTTGTTCTTTGTTTTTTATTTTGATACGTAACGAAACATGCTTACCTTTCTTCAATTTATTTTGTTTTGTTTTTCATTCATTTATTGGCTGTCTACGAACTTCATGACGGTGTTCAACGCTGTCTTAGCTTGTTGCATAGTGGCCAATTTTTCAATGGCTTCGGTGGGATTCTGCTGGTTCACGGAGAGAGCAGTATTGAGCATCATGTTGCTGACTAAGTCGTCCAAGTTCAAAATAGCTGACTCGTAATCAGACCGGTATTTGCTAATAAGGAACATATCTTGCATTTTGATGGTAGATGATTTAAGTGAGGCTGCATATGAAGCCGCATTGCCCGCCACACCATTAGCCGGAGTGGCAACCGTTGGTGAGCTATCTTTGTTGTTGGTCATACCTTCAACATAGAAAGGTTTGTCCAAATGAAAGCTTCTAAATAACAGATAAACCACGAAACAAATGGCAAGAAATAAAAATAAATTGTACAGCTCCTTCATATACTATATATTTCTATTTTTTTAGAAGAAATTTGACAATATTGGCGATGCTCGTTTTGTTTATCTTACGTACTTGACCCTTGGCGTTCGTATACGACAAATCCTTCATGCTCTCGTTGTTAGCTTCCAATTCCTTCAGCAAATTGGGGATGGTGCCATACTTTTCCATGACAGCCAATGCAGTAACCGAACTGATGCCCGGAATTTGGCACAGCATAATCTCTCCTATGTTGTCCGGCGTGATGTTCTCCTTTTTCACCTTCTTAATAACGCTCACATAGTCCTTTTCGGTAGGTTCACAACCTCCTTCTCCTTTGGTTCCTTCTCCGTTGGGTCCTTCTTCTTTGTGTCCTTCTCCGTTGGGTCCTTCTTCTTTGTGTCCTTCTCCGTTGGGTCCTTCTTCATCGGGTGATTCTTTTTCTTTGCTGTCAGTGAACTTGTAATAGGGAACCTTGGTCGACGCTTCTTTGGCCAATTTGTATGCCATATTGCAAAGGACGTTTGCGGTCTCTTCCATGGAAAAGCTGCGAAACACTGAAAACCCTTTGTAATAATTTAGAGAGAACATGGCAGAGTACAAAGTCAGTTTCTCGACACTACTGTCAGATTTAAACCTATTCAGCTTGTTGATGTCGCCTTCAATCAGATAGATTATATTATGGTTGTGATGTGCCAACCCATTTAACCTGTACGATTGCTCTTCGTAGCGACCGTCTTTGATACTAGACAGCAGGTCGGCCACCGATTTTCTCTCCACAATCAAGATGTCCTCCTTGCCGTCACTAATGATGATGTCACCAATTGGCAATGTCTCCGACCGAATTTCGATGGATTTGAAGACCGGGATGAAGGATATTTGGGTTTGAATTTGTTGGAAGAGTGCAGCTTCTCTCGTGTCAATTTTGATAAGCATGTTCAGAGTATGAAATAATGTAATAATATGTTATTAAATCATTTTTCCTAAAAAACAATATATCCTCAATCCATGTTTCCAACGTAAGCATCGTCTCCAACGTAAGCATCGTCTCCAACTTAACCCATGTTTCCACCAATGGTAGCACGGTATCCTGTCTTTTGTGTTTGAACAGTGCGGTTAGGGATGCAGAAAAGAGGCACTGACTGAGGGGCACCAATCAACATGGTATTACTTGACAAAAACCAACCCACTCGTGGAGCGGTGCCGGCTTTTTTGGCCGTGCCACCACATGTTGGGCGATTAACAATTGAAGCCTGGTTTCGGCTGTTTCGGCCGGCGCTCATCAACACCATCGTATATATAAAGTACAAATATATTATATTTTTTAATGTTTAAGCAGTTTTTATTTAATCTAAATATTTCCAAACAAATCCGCCGGCAGTTTTTTGAATATTGTTTATTGCCGCCCTAATATTATTTTTATGGACTCCAGTTTCTCTCCAAGCATCGGCCGCGAACTTATGAACTTTGACAAGATTATTGTCTAAATCATATTGTCCAACTGGTCGGCCAATATTAGGATTTATGGTGATTTTTTCGGAGAAATCAAACTCGTCCTCTTCATACTTCCAGACAAATCCAGCAGAGGTTTTACGGTGGTTGATGAGTACACCTCGTATAGAGTCTTTGGATACTCCCACTTCTTTTGCAGCCGACGTGATGGAATCGTGTTTCTGAATCAAGTTTCCTTCTAAATCATATTGCTTAATCTTTCTGGTAAAATTGTTGCCAAGCCCAGCCTGAAATTTGTGAATTTGATTTTCCTGGTTAGTGCACCATTCCAGGTTTTCCACTGCATTATTCAGCTTCTCTCCGTCTTTGTGATTCACTTGTTCTTTGTTTTCCGGATTTTCTAAAAATGTCATCGCAACAAGCCTATGCAATGCAAATGTTTTCTTGAACACGAACACTCGAATGTAGCCATTTTCGTTCACTTTGTAGTTATTCATGATGATTCCAGAACTGTTTCGAAATCTCCCTAAATTGGATACGAAGTAATGTTTGCTTGCATCGATTTCATGTGTTTCATCAAACAATTTTGTAAAATCAATTTCTCTCCACTCTTCTCCTTCCTCGCTTTGGATTTCGTCATACGTCCATGCAAAACCATATGCAGAACTGGATAGACCGTTTAAGCAGTTGCCAATCGCGTTGCGACCGTTATGTGCATTACTTGCAAATTGGTTCTGTGTAGCCCAAACCCCTGCATCTTCAATCGAGTCAAATCGTTGCAATATCGCCCGATTTTTCTTATCACGTCGAAAGACCGGTTTATGCTTGTTGGATTTGTACACCAAACCGATGGACTTATGCTGCATATTCTCCAAGTGCGTCATCCACTCCAGATTCTCCAATCGATTGTCGGTTTTGATTTTGTTTTTGTGATTCACTTCAGCCTTGTTTTCGGGATTGGGTATGAATGCCATAGCTACCAATCGATGTATTCTGTTTGGTTTATGTCCATTCGTGTTTACTAAACTGACCAAGTGATAACCTCCTTTAAGAGTTGGCTTCAACATTCGGTTGGTCGTAGTGTTCATCACATTGCCTAAATTGCTGACACTGTAGTTTGGGTAATTGTTTATAACGCGCCACTCCTCCATTTCTCCGTTTCTTTGCTATATGTAATATACCATTAGTGTCTTTAAGTAGATTTGATAAATCATTTAGTTAGCATATACTTCATACACTTTACGATTTTCAATAAAAGGTTTTAATTCACTACATAATTTACTTTCATCATCATAATTCGTTTTGCTAAACACCCTTATTCCATCCTCTCCGTGAACTACCCACATCGTTGAACCATTTTTCAAACTGTCTTTTAATGCTTTAAGCGTAGCTATTCTGGTGATTCTTGCCATTTGTTTTCTGCTATATTTTCCAGTTATTTTATATCTAAGCCATTTATTTTTATTTTGTGATGTCAAAAACTATATGCAACCAACTTAAAGCTTAATCTATAATATTCTTTATAGCCTAAACACCGCAACTTTTTTATCATGACAACCTCTGAAATCAAAATAGCTCACGACGACGACCTCATCAAAACGGACGAGGGACTGGTCTTCAACCCGTATAATCCTCAGAACGTGAAGATTACATTGTGCGAAGTACAATC